GCTCGAGATGGACACAGGCCAGTTCGCCCTGCTGCCGAATAACTACGTCACCTACTCGGACAAGCACCTCGTCAACCCGAGCAAGCGTGAAGACTTGAAGAACTACCGACGAGGAGAAACCACCTATTGGGAGAAATGATGGCGAAGAAGCAGAAGAACAGCCTCGTCGGGAACATCAACCGCAGGCGCAAGGCCGGCACCAGCCGATCCAAGTCAACGTCCACCGTGAGCCCAAAGGCATATGCACAACTCAAGAAGGGATGGAAGTGATGCCGTTCACGTCCAAGGCACAACAGCGTTTCATGTACGCCAAGCACCCAAAGATCGCCAAGAAATGGGCAAAGAAGACAAGCAGCTTCAAGAGCCTGCCAGCCCGCGCAAAGAAGCGCAAGTAATCGCGCTCAATGAGCATGGGCACCGCATCGGCGAGACCCACCACAATGCCACGATCCCGGAAGAAACCGTCCAGCGACTCCGATACCTCCACGAAGAGGAGGGCATCGGCTACCGGCGACTCGCTGCAATGTTCAACCTCCGACGAGACACCGTCATCAAGATCTGCCGATACGAGCGCCGAGCCCAAATCGCTCGTTCCTGGAGGCGCAAGGCGACCGGGTAAGCCTAAAGAACCCATATCTAGGGACATCCTAGAGGGTCTGCTGCGCTGGATTGCAGAGGGAAAGACGCTGCGGGAATGGTGCAGGCAGCCGGGCAATCCGCATTTCACCACGGTTTACGATTGGATCAATGCGAATGAAGCACTTATCCTACGCTTCGCGCGCGCGCGCGAGGACGGATACGAAGCCATAGCAGAGGAATGCCGCACGCTTGCAGACACTCCTCCGCATGACCAGGTCGAGGTGCAATGGCGCAGGCTTCAGATCGACACGCGCCTGAAACTGCTCGCCAAGTGGAGTCCGAATAAGTACGGCGACAAGGTCGGGATCGACCACGGCGGATCGGTCACGATCAATGTCGTGACGGGACTGCCGGATGACTAGTTTCACGGTGCCGCTGGGATTCACGCCGAGGCCGTGGCAGCTCGAGTGTTATCAGCGCCGCAGGCGGTTCACCGTGCTGGCACTGCACCGCCGCGCAGGCAAGACCGAACTGGCGCTGGTGCGTTTGCTGCACGCCGCGATCAAGTGCCGGGATCAGATGCCGTTCTTCGTGTACGTCGCGCCGTTCCTGAAGCAGGCCAAGACCATCGCCTGGGCACGCCTGAAGCGCAAGGTCGAACCCATGCGCCGGTACGGCGGCGTCGAAATCAATGAGGTTGACCTGGCCGTGACGCTGAAATCCAATGGTGCCACGATCCGCCTGTTCGGCGGCGACAACCCGGACGCACTGCGTGGCGTGCGCCTGGATGGCTGCGTCATCGACGAGGTGGCCCAGATCAAGCCCGAGGTTTGGAACGACATCATCCAGCCGGCGCTGTCAGACCGCAAGGGCTGGGCCATGTTCATCGGCACGCCGGCAGGGATCAACCTGTTCAGCGAGTTGTTCTACCGGGCTGGGACGCTGCCTGATTGGTACGCGGCCAGATACACGGTCAACGACACCGACGCGCTGGACCGCGACGAGGTCGAGCGCCTGCGTCGCGACATGCCGGAGGCCGCGTTCGCTCGCGAGTATTTGTGTGACTTCAGCGCGGCCGGGTCGGATCAGCTCATCAGCCTGTCCGACACCGAGACAGCGGCAGGCCGCGAATACACGGACAGCGACGTACTCGAGTTCCCGCTGGTGGTCGGCGTCGATCCGGCCCGGTTCGGCGATGACCGCAGCGTGATCGTGCTGCGTCAAGGGCTGCGCATGGAGGAGCCGATCATCTACCAGGGCATGGACAACATGCAACTGGCCGCAGCCGTCGCCAATGTCATCGAAGACCGTGACCCGGACGCCGTGTTCATCGACTCCGGTGCCGGCGCTGGCGTCATCGACCGCCTGCGGCAGTTGGACTACTTCGTCGTCGAGGTGCCGTTCGGAGGCAAGGCGACCCAGCCGAACCTGTTCCTGAACAAGCGAGCAGAGATGTGGTGGCTGGTCAAGGAATGGATCGACAACGGCGGCGCGATCCCGGATGACAACACGCTCAAGGCAGAACTGTCCACGCCGACGTTCTGGTACGACCAGGTCGGTCGCCGTGTCCTCGAGAGCAAGGACGAAATCAAGAAACGGCTACAGGGCGGCGGCAGCCCTGACATCGCCGACGCGCTGGCACTGACGTTCGCCTACCCGGTAGCCAAGCAACTGCCTCGCGAGGTGCGCGAGAAGATCGACCCACGCCCGAAGGACTATGACCCATACGAGGAGGTGTGAGGTGCCCGTAGTAAACGACGATGGCAATACGGTCAGCGGCGAAATACGGCAGCACCAGAACGAATTGGTGAGCCGATTCGAGGATGTCGCCATTTCGATGCCACAAGTGCACATCGAAACGACGCATCTACTGCATGGTGGCATGTACGCACGGACGATTCGGATACCAGCAAACACGATGCTGACAGGCACCCTGACATCCTGCGACAACATCTGCATCGTGGACGGCGATATCACCGTCACCACGGATGCAGGCCCGCAGCGGTTGACTGGCTTCAATGTGCTGCCAGCCACCAAGGGCGCACGCCGAGCTGGCATAACGCACTCCGAAACGAACTGGACCACGATTATTCCGACGAATGCCACGACGGTCGAACAGGCGGAGGCAGACTTGACCAGCGAGCCGAAGCGGTTGCAGACAAATCGCACCGGCATTGCCTACGACAAGGCAAGCCTGGATCGGTTGTCATATTCGGAATTCCGAAAGGCGCTCGGCATGTCGCAAGAGTTGGTGGATGCAATCGTCAAGGACGAAAGCGATTGCATTGTGACCGAACTGTGTGAACAGAATTGCAGGCGCGGCAAATCAGCAATCCACGGCATTGGCATCTTCGCTACTCGAGATATCAATCCGCATGACATCATTGCGCCAGGCCGACGTAGAGGTAAGCGGTGCATTGCAGGGCGATGGACGAATCATTCTGCAACGCCGAACGCCATGTTTATGGCTGGCACTGGCGATGCCGAAATCGAATTGGTTGCTACTGAAAGGATCGGCAGTGGCGACGAAATTACTGTGGATTACGGACAGGCAAAGGAACTTGCATACAGACTGGAGGAATCACGATGAGTGCAGTCGCATTGGCAATTGCAGCGGTGACTGTGGCAGCAGCAGGCACGGCATACGGCGTTTATGCTGGAGAGCAAGGTAAGAAAAAGCAGGAAGAGGCCATGCGTCAACAGCAGGCCGCTCAGGCGCAGGCCGCAAAGCAGGCGCAAAGTCAAACGCGATTGTCGCGTCAGGCGATGGCAGCAGCCAATCGAATTGAGCCTGCGGTCGGCGGCATCATGCAGGCGGCGCAGGAAAGCGCGCAGGGCGGTCCATCCAGCACCATGCTGACTGGGCCGATGGGCGTCAACCCGCAGGATCTGCAACTTGGTCGGTCATCCCTTCTCGGCGGCTAACACATGAGCGAATATCCCGGCGACAACCGCAGTTACAAGAACGCTCCGCAGCGCGAGCGCCTGTTCACTCGCTGGGGCCAGCTCAAGTCCGAGCGCGCATCTTGGTTCGCGCACTGGCAGGAGATCACGTCATACCTGCTGCCGCGAAACGGACGTTACTTCCGACAGGATCGCGACCGTGGCTGGCGTCGCCACAACAACATCTACGACAACACCGGCACGCGGTCGCTCCGCACGCTCGGCGCTGGCATGATGGCCGGCGCGACCAGTCCGGCTCGGCAATGGTTCCGGCTGGCGACGCCAGACCCTGAACTGAACTCGTACCAGCCGGTGAAGTTGTGGCTTGACGATGTCACCAGGCGCATGCAGTTGGTGTTCCAGAAGTCGAACACCTACCGCTCGCTGCACCAGATTTACGAGGAACTTGGTGCGTTCGGCACGGCGGCCACGATCATCATGCCGGACTTCAACCGGGTCATCCATCACTATCCGCTGACCTGCGGCGAGTATTGCGTTTCGACTGACGCGCAGGGCCGCGTCTGCACGCTCTACCGAGAGTTCGAGATGACCGTGTCGCAGATGGTCAAGGAGTTCGGCTACGACAACTGCTCGACCAGCGTGCAGAACATGTACGACACCGGCACGCTTGACCAGTGGGTTCCTGTCATCCATGCGATTGAGCCTCGAGCAGACCGGGACATGACCAAGAAGGACAGCAAGAACATGCCGTTCGGCTCGTTCTACTTCGAGGTCGGCGGCGAGGATGGCGTGTTCCTGCGCGAGAGCGGATTCCAGTATTTCCCATGCTTGGTGCCGCGTTGGGCCACCGCCGGCGGCGACATCTACGGTAACAGCCCAGGCATGGAGGCGCTCGGCGACGTGAAGCAGCTCCAGCACGAGCAGCTTCGCAAGGCGCAGGCCATCGACTACCAGACCAAGCCACCGCTTCAGGTGCCGACGAGCATGAAGAACCGGGACGTGGAAACGCTGCCCGGCGGCATCTCGTTCGTGGACGGTGCCAGCATGGGCATCAAGACCGCGTTCGAGGTGAACCTGAACCTGCAATACCTGCTGGCCGATATCCAGGACGTGCGTGAGCGCGTCCGTGGATCGTTCTACGCAGACCTGTTCCTCATGCTTGCAAATGCACCCTACACCCGCATGACCGCAACCGAGGTCGCCGAGCGACATGAGGAAAAACTCTTGATGCTGGGCCCAGTGCTCGAGCGTCTGCACAACGAACTGCTCGACCCGCTGGTGGACATCACGTTCAATCGCATGATCTCGAGTGGTGCCGTTCCACCTCCGCCGCAGGAACTAATGGGCATGGATCTGAACGTGGAGTTCGTGTCCATGCTGGCGCAGGCCCAGCGTGCAATCGGCACGAACGCCGTGGATCGGTTCGTCGGCAACCTCGGCCAGATTGCCACGATGAAGCCGGACATTTTGGACAAGTTCGACAGCGATCAATGGGCCGACATCTACGCCGATATGCTTGGCGTCGATCCGTCCCTGATCGTGGCCGACAAGGACGTGGCTATGGTGCGTCAGGCCCGCAATCAGGCGATGGCTGCCAAGGAGCAGGCCGCCGTGTTGCAGCAGCAGTCGCAGACTGCGAAGAACCTGGCGCAGGCACCGACCGCCGGCGAGCCCAATGCCTTGACTGACGTGATGAACATGTTCAGCGGATACGGTTCGCCGTCCGCACTTGAACTTTGACGGTGCCCGTATGGAATGTGTAATTCCATAATGTCCCACCCGTGAGCAACTACGACCCGCTTGACCTGCGCAGCCATGAACGCAGCAAAGCAGACCGCGAACTGCGCGAACGGCTGGCTCGGGAGAATGAAGAGGCGGACATCAAGTGGCTCATGGGCAACAAGCGAGGCCGCCGCGTCATTTGGCGGCTTCTGGATCAGGCAGGAGTGTTCCGTTCGTCGTTCAACACCAACGCAATGACCATGTCATTCGCCGAAGGTCACAGGAACTACGGGCTCCGCATTCTGGCCCTGATCCATTCGCAGTGCCCTGAACTGTATCCAACCATGATGAAGGAGCAGACAGCAGATGAACGAACCAACGATGATGGAAGCCGCAACTCCAACTAACGGCTCCCAAGCATCTTCGGCACCGGAAAGCACCACTGCGACGGCAGAGGCGCTTTATGGTGATGGGCAGAAGGCAACTGCGCCGAAGGACTCTCCAGCCGCCGAGCCGGCCACGGAGAACAAGGCTGCGGACAACAAGACGGAGCCCAAGGCCGAAGCGCCGCAGGCTCCAGAGAAGTACGAATTCAAGGCGCCAGAAGGCCGCGAGTTCGACTCGGAGGTAGTCAAGAACTTCTCCGAGGTTGCCCGCGAATTGAACCTGACGCAGGATGCCGCGCAGAAGATTCTCGACCGGATGGGCCCAACGCTGGCAAGCCGTCAAGAATCGCAGGTCAAGGCCATTCGTGGCGAGTGGGTTGCGTCAGCCAAGGCTGACCAGGAGTTCGGCGGCGAGAAGCTGGCCGAGAACCTGTCCACCGCAAAGAAGGCTCTTGACACGTTCGGCACGTCCGAACTTCGCACGCTGCTCAACACGTCGGGCCTGGGCGATCACCCGGAAGTGATCCGGTTCATGTACCGCGCAGGCAAGGCAATCAGTGAGGATCGGATCGTCACCGGAAGCGTCGGACAGGCCAAGAGTGGCCCGAAGACCTTTAGTGATTTGGCCGATGCTCTGTACTCAACCAACACCTAATTCCACGAAAGGGAATTTCCAATGGCAGTGCTTACTTCCAACAACCTGACGCTGGCCGATTGGGCCAAGCGAACCGATCCCGAGGGCCGCGTGCCGGTCATCGCGGAACTGCTGTCCCAGAGCAATGAGATCCTCGAGGATTGCGTGTTCAAGGAGGGCAACCTGCCCACCGGCGAGCGCGTCGTGATCCGAACTGGTCTGCCCGCCGTCTACTGGCGTGCGCTGAACCAGGGCATTCCGAACAGCCGTTCGACCACCGCGCAGGTGGACGAGGCTTGTGGAATCCTCGAGGCTCGCAGCGAGGTGGACAAGGATCTGGCGATGCTGAACGGCAACACCGCGCAGTTCCGTCTGTCCGAGGACGTGGCCTTCCTTGAGGCCATGAACCAGACCCAGGCCACGACCCTGTTCTATGGCAACCCTGCCATCGAGCCGAAGTCGTTCCTCGGTCTGGCTGCTCGTTACTCCACCACTCCTGGTGGTTCCGGCATCGGCCAGAACATCATTGAGGGTGGCGGCACCGGCAGCGACAACACCTCGGTCTACCTCGTGGTCTGGGGCGACAATACCGTTTACTGCCCGTTCCCGAAGGGCAGCACGGCTGGCCTCATGCATGAGGATCTCGGCGAGCAGACCGTGTATGACGGCAACAACCGTCTGCAGGCGTTTGCGACCCGTTACCAGTGGAAGAACGGTCTGGTCGTGAAGGACTGGCGCTACGTCGTTCGCATTGCGAACATCGACGCGAGCGACATGTCCAACGCGAGCGGCACGCAGGCTTCCACGGCGGCCACGCAGCTCATCAAGCTGATGACTCGTGCCCTGTACCGAATCCCGAACATGGCGATGGGCCGTGCGGCTTTCTACATGAACCGCACCGTCCACGGCGGTCTGTCCATCCAGGCGATGGATCGCGCCCAGAACGTGCTGTCCGTGCAGCAAGGTCTGTCGCAGTTCGGTACGCCCTACTCGTGGCTGTCGTTCCTCGGCGTTCCGTGCCGCCGTGTCGATGCCCTCATCAACGCAGAAGCCCGCCTCACCTGATAGGTAAGGCAGAAAGGACACACAATGATTCTTGACCAGAACCTTCGCCTCGGCAACACCGGCGCGATCACTTCCGCAGCGACTTACATCACCGGCACCAGTGGTACGCCGGATGTGGTCGATCTCCAGAGCAACACCGCATACACGGCTACGGCCAGCGGCACGCTCTACACCGTTGGACAGGGCACCCAGAACCGAGACATCGGTTCCGGCGCTGACCTGTACGTCATGTTTACCGTTACGACCGCGCTCGCTGGCGGTACGAACGCGACGTTCCAGGTGATCGCCTCATCGTCCTCCACGCTTGCCTCTGGCAACATCGTGATCGGCGAGACTGGCGTTATCACCACCGCGAACCTCGGCCTCGGTGCCCAGGTCGCTGTCCGCATCAACCCGCAGCAGATCGGTGCTGCTGGCCTCCGCTATCTCGGCGCACAGGTTGTCACGACCGGCACGCACACTGCCGGTGTCATCAGTGCCGACATCGTCGAGGACATCCAGGATGGCCGCCGCATCTATGCGTCGGGCTTCACGGTGGCGTGATAGGAGGAACCCATGCCCAAGTATCGCGCAAAGGTCAAGTGCTTCGTGGACAACGGACTGCGGGAAGTTGGCGATGTGTTCGAGTACAACGGCCCGCACAACACAAACCTCGAGCGCGTCGGGTCCGAACCCGAGCCTGTCGAGCAGGATGATCCGGCACCGGCGCTCCGCCGGCCCGGTCGGCCTCGCAAGACGGCGATCACTGAACGCATGGACTGACGGTTACTGAACTGGTGGACAAGGAGGGTGGTCGGGCGACCGGCCACCCTCCATCACTAGGAGGCAGGCATGGCATCGGAAGTCGAAATCTGCAACCTGGCACTCGCGCACCTCGGCGATGATGCAACCGTCGCCAGCATCGATCCGCCAGAGGGATCGGCGCAGTCAGAGCATTGCGCTCGGTTCTATCCGATTGCGCGCGACAGCCTGCTTCAGATGCACAGTTGGAACTTCGCGTCGCGCCGCGTGGCGCTCGCCGGCGTCACGATGCCGTACACGATGTGGAAGTACGCATACGCCTGTCCGGGCGACATGATGGTGGCGGTGTCAGTTCTCCCGCCAGAGGTCGAGAACGACTACACGATCCGACCGTACCCGGCTGACCGCTATGGCTGGGGCTGGATCAACACGCCGTTCGTAGGCGCTGGCGTATACGTGCCGCAGGAGTATCAGATTGAGACTGATACCAACGGCAACAAGGTCATCTACACGAATCAGGAAGGTGCCCTGTTGCGCTATCAGGCGCTCGTCACCGACCCGACCAAGTTCGATCCGCTGTTTGTCATGGCGCTGTCATGGCATCTGGCGTCGATGCTGGCTGGCCCGGTCATCAAGGGCGACCAGGGCGCGGCAGAGGCCAAGCGTTGCACGCAGATGATGATGGCCTACCTCCAGCAGGCCCGCATGTCTGACGCGAACCAGCGCAACGTCAAGCCGGAACACATTACGAGCTGGATGAGCGGACGCTGACCTATGCCAGCAACCCGCACATACAACCGATCCTTCGCAGGCGGCGAGGTGTCGCCCGAGATGTGGGGTCGCCTTGATGACATCAAGTTCCAGACTGGCGCAGCCACGATGCGGAACTTCATCGCGACGCCGCAGGGTCCAGCCGAGAACCGGGCCGGCACGGCGTTCGTGCGCGAGGTCAAGGACAGCACGAAGCGGACGCGGCTGATCCCGTTCACATTCAGCACCACGCAGACGATGGTGCTTGAGTTTGGGCCGAACTATGTGCGGTTCCACACGCAGGGCGCGACCCTTGGTCCAGGCACGCCAGCGGCGTACAACGGCGCGACGGCCTACGCGGTCGGAGCATTGGTGTCCTCTGGCGGTGTGAATTACTACTGCATCGCGGCCACGACTGGCAATGCGCCACCGAACGCGACGTATTGGTATGCGCTTCCGGCAGGCATCTATGAGATTCCGAGCCCGTATGCCGAGGCTGATCTGTTCGACATTCACTATGTACAGTCGGCTGACGTTCTGACACTGGTGCATCCAAACTATGCGCCGCGCGAGTTGCGCCGGCTTGGTGCGACCACATGGACGCTGACAACCATCTCATTCTCGTCAACTGTCACGTCGCCTACGAGTGTGACTGCGACGGCGAATCGCGGTGAGGCTCTTGACCTCATTGGGTTTACGAGTGCAAATCCGGGTGTCGCGCATACGACTGCGGATCATGGACTGGCCGTTGGCGATCCTGTCTACCTTGATGGCGGAACGTGGACGAATCCGTTCCCTGATGACTACTACATCGTTTCTCACATAAGTGCCGGAGACAAGTTCCGCGTCCGCACATACAACAGCGGAATCGAA